GTATATGTGTTTGATAACCTATCTCTAGTTCCTGTGGTTACGGTAGTTATATCTAATCCTGTTGCTGATGTTATTGTTCTTTTCCTTACAGGACTTGATAATATGATACGTTCCTTTAACGAGTCTGCTTCAGGATCTGGAAATGCTAAAGGTGTGATTAAGGCCTGTAGTTTGTTTATGGTTTCTGTGTTACTTTGTCCTCTGCGAACAAAACTAGATATGTCACTCATCTGTGATAACCATCCAATGCTAATGATATTCGTTGTACACCTAGATCTTGTGATGTTGCCTGCAAGTCTATACCTGTAATATTTGCCCTTACGTCTAATCCTGTCTTGGAATCTACTATCCTACAATGTGTTGCCAATGGTATTCTTTCTGTTACAGGAGATATCATAACTGTTCCATACGTTCTTCTTTGTTTTCCCAATACCTCTGATGCTGCTATAAGTGTCTGTCTCACAGTCTGTTCTTCGAGGTCTGCTCTAATAGGAAATATTCTCTCTCTGATCTCAGGCAATACTTCTGTGGTTGACGTATTCTCTACAGTTGTTACTAATCTTCTTGATTCATATACTCTGTATGATGATTTTCCTGTTCTGCTTGTCCATGTTGCTCCGTCTGTTGAATCCCAATATGTACCGCTTCCTGCCGTATAGTTTACTGATATTGTATTACTAGCATCTCCGACTTTAGGGAAAACTATGTATAGTTGTTCTCCTGGTGTTACCTGAAGTCTTGGCTTTATAGGAATCTCAAACCAATTAGCAGGTGTACTAGTTCCTAACTTGTTTAATGTTGTTACGTTTAATGCCTTCTTGTATCTTACATCATTTGGATCTGGGCCACTTCCTCCAGTATCTCCCCATATCTCTACACTTCCTGCTACTGCTGGGGTTCCTGTCTTGATCGAACGTATTGCCAGTTTGACTATGTTGTCTGATGCAGGTGTAAATGGAATTGCGTGCCATTCTGAATCCAAGTTGTCTGCTGCATCTGGAGTTGTGGTTTCACTTACTGAGACACCTGGCTTGAAATGTCCGAAACCATGAACAAAATTAAATAACATATCTGCTGATGAGTCCTTCCACTCTAACGGTGCGTTTAATATATATCCTATCTTTGTGCTATCCCATGTGGTAGATGTAGTTGATGACAAGTCATTTGTAAATAGGAATCCTGAATCTATTGTTTCTGGATCCTGTACTATTAATGCCCTGTCTGCATTTATCTGCCATGTAGTATTTGCTATACCACATAGGTTAGATATTACCTGTGCAAAGGAAGCCACGTTAAAGTTTACGTTTGCTATCTTTTGGCTTGTTACAGACTCGTCTATACCATCTCCTGTGGTTGATGTCTGTGCTGTGATGTTTGTCAGTTGTGTAATATTGTCATCTATATAATGGTCTTTGTCATTGAACAAGTCTAGTAACAACTCTGATATCTTGGTTGAATCATCTGTATCATCTAAGGTTACACCGTCTGATGTCTTTGCTTGGTTTCTTACAAGTCTGCTCATTCTTTCCCTTAGTATTACTCCCCATCCTACACAGGTTAATGATATGGTTTGTATTCCTGTTGTGGGTCTTGATACTGTAAAGTCTTTTATTTTTCCATAAAACCATCTTTCTTCTAATGCCAATGTCTTGCCTAAGAACAACTGAACAGCCCATTCTCTGCCTATTACACCTGGTCTGTCAGAATCAGTAAGATCAGTCAAAGCATTGGAATGGTCATGTATAACTAGTTGTAAGAATCCAAAGTCATCATCTATTCCAAGATGCAAGTTCATTGCTTCTAAACTAAAGTCCTGTGTTCCATTGGCATCTAACTGTTTTGATGTGAATTGATATGCTGCACCTCCGCTAAGGTTAGTTATCACTATTCTAGGGTGTAATGGGTTCGGATTATAGTTTGGTGTTAATGAGCTCATAATACACTAGTTCCTGTAGACATATTGTTTACCCTATCTTTCCATAAGATCCTATCATCAATTTCTTCTCTACCTCTACCTTCTGTATCAATAATTTGAAATGCTTCCGTTCTATTTAAACCTATTGATTCCATTAATGCATCTTGTTTGGCTACTTCATCCTGTAGACTTGGTAATGACATTGTGGTTCCTTTGAATCCTCTTACTTCATAATCTTGTTCAAGTAAGTTTATTACATTTGCTTTTGCAAACTGATTATTATTAAATGCTAAAATAGCTTGACGTTCTCTTTCAAAAGCAGCATGTGCAGCACGACCATGCCTGTATCGTGATCCGTTTATATTAAATGATTTATATGATAACCCTGCACTAGTTAAAGCAGTTCTTCTCTCATTTGCTTGTCTTGCAATACTGTTCAACTTTCCTCTTAGATCACTCAGACCTGTGTATCTTTTAATTCCTGTGAATCCAAAACCAAACATGAATCTTTGTGCTTCTTCCCATGCTTCTGATTGTCTTCTTTTACCTGCTTGACTAAATGCTTTTGCTGATCCATATCCACCTACTACTGCTCCTTCATCCCATATTGAGAATCCATCTCGTAGTTTTCCACCCCATCTTAATCTGTTTACGTTAGCATCTTTGATGTCTAATTCTCTACGTCTTTTTTTTCTTAGATGATCAAATTCCTGTATTTGATATGCTGCTGTTGCTCCTGTACTTTTGAAAAATCCTTTACCAAAGTTAGTTTTTCCTCCTATTAATCCTCCTGTCATGGCACTAACATCATTTAATTGTGCCATATTTCTAAATGATTGACCTTGTTTTGTTAATTCTGCTAATGCGTATTCGGCTCTTCCTCCTCTACCTCTCATTGATTTACCTTCATATTGAAGTCTTGCTAATTTAATTGCATCTGTGATGTTTGCTACATTTGCTATATTACCTATATCTATGCCTAATCCTTTCTTAATCATCTCTCTAGGAGGTAAATCGAAATCAAATGCACCGCCTGTACCTGCAAATCCTTTTTTCTTTGCTACTGTCATTCCAAAGAATGATGTTTCATCTAAATCTACATCTTTCAAATGTTCTTTCCACCATTCTTCCATAGTTGGAGGTTCTACATAGTTCTTTGCTGCGTTTAATAGTTTTTTTGCTTCATCTAAGTATGCTTTAGATGCTCCTGATCTTCCTGCGTTTTGTTCTCTTGCTGCTAATACAATGTTAGTATCTCTTTGTTCTATAGGATTTAAATTCTTGTATAATTCTTGTTGTAATGGTGTTCCGAATGGATCTGCTAAAGTGTTATCTACAGGTGGATTAGGTGTTGATACTGTTGGTTCTTCTGCGTGTGCTTGTGGTAATATTGATCCTGCGTTTCTTCTTCCTGCGTTTCTTCTTCCTGCGTTTCTTCTTCCTGCTCTCTGTGCACCTGTTGCTGTGGTTGCTGCTGTCTGTTGTCCTACTGATACTCCTCCTGAAGTTCCAGAAAACCCTCCTCCTGAAGTTCCAGAAAACCCTCCTCCTGCGGAGGGGGAACTAAAATCCTGTGGCCGCTTCCCTAATAATTGTGCAGAGTATTGAGCAGCTAGTCTAGCATCTCCCATGTGTACTGCTGCATCTCTCAACATCTCGTATGTTTGTTTTACTTCAGGTCTTAGTTTAACGTATGAATCTGATAAGTTATTGTTGGCTGCTGTTAATGCATCTGTGGCTCGTCTTTCCTCTTCCATGATAGCAAGATGATCTTTCTCTACTCCAAGATATCCATCTAATGCTGTCTTGGTTCCAAGTATGTCAGTTTCGTGCACAGCCCATGCTACTGTCATGGCTGCCATTGCTGCCATTAATATTGGATTTGACATTACTACTGCTTTGCTTGCTGCTGCTAATCCATACATTGCTGCTGTTAATTTTGCTGTTACTCCTATTGCTACACCTTTTGCTGTTGAGTTAACTGCTTGTGCTGCTGCTTCTGAGTATGCTGTTCTTGCTGCATTAATTGAAAGGAAATTGTTTAGTTTCATTCCTATTGCTTTTGCTTTGTTAAGTATAATACTATTCTTGTCTAATACTGCTATTGTCTGCATAGATGATATTGTAACGTTGGCAACGTTTGTAGCAAACAACATATAGATATCGTTTACTGCTTCCTGCTCGATTACCATCTTCTCTTGTTTTACTGTAAGGTCTGCTTGTGCTGTTGCTATCTCTTTTGTAATATTGATATATTTTTGTGATCCTGCTGCTCCTGCTTCTCTTAATGCGTTCTGTCTTTCTATCTTGTTTGCTAACAAGTCTTCTGCTCTTGCTACGGCAATTACGGACATCTTTGCCCTGTTGTTTGCCCTGGCTAAGTTACTGATGGAAGTATAAGTTTGAACTGCTGCTGTTGACAAGTTAAGCATACCTTGTGTTGCTGTCTGGAAGTTAACGGCATTTGCTGCCAAAGAATCTTTAGTTTTATCTGCACTTCCTTTTAATTTATCCATAGATCTTGAAGCCTTATCTCCTCCTCTTTCTAATTTCTCTAATAATGCTACGGCCTTTTGACCTTCTACTGTCATTTGGGATAAGTCTATTCTAAACTTATATGTAACACTATCATTTCCACCGATTCCCATGATATTATTCTTTATAAATACGGTAGAAGAAGTATTATCCTACTTTTACTTTGTGGTTGCCTTTTACCTGTCCACCTCGTCTACGCCTAAGTGATAGCCTACGTTTTAACTGTCTTCTACCTGTACCTGCTCTTACCAATGTTGCTCTACCTGCAAATGATGTACCTCCTGTGAATCCTGCTGATGTTCTTCCTACTTGTTGATATTTCCTACCTTTTCCTAATTTCTTAAAGGCTTTCATATTTTCTCCTAATGCCTGTTTTAATCTGTCCATTACTATCGTTCTAATAATACCATTGATTCTGGATATAAACGGATTTGGTATGTGTCTTATAGTACCAAATGTATGAAATGAAAGCAAGTCCTGCTGATCGTTGATGATATCTATTGCGTTCTCACTTTGTTGTAATACCCATCCATCTGCCAATGCACCTGTATCTCTTGGAGTATTCATCCTAATTAGATCTAATGCCTCTGTACCTATCATTTGTAGGAACCTGTATTTGACATTTCCTCCTTTGAATTTAAATTCCTGGAACTGTTGTTTAACCTTGTCTAATCCTTCAACGTCTATGGGCATTATCTAATTCTTCTTCTTGTTGCAATATAGATAGTATATTCTGTATCTCTAATAGTTTCTCCATACCTAGTTTCTCTTTCAATTCATATACTTCTGTCCATGATCCAAATCCACCTCTAACTAGAGATATAATTGGTATTAACTCTTTTAATTCTGGGTAGTCTTCGTAAGCTTGCCTTCTTTCTTTTTCGTCTCTACTACGTACAAAGCGGACTGCTTGGCTCTTTCTATCGTTCCATATATTGATAAAAAAGTGTATACCTCCGCCATTAGTTCTCTAAACTCAGGTTCGGTCACTCCTGTATCTAATATGTTATCTACTGTTGTATCTAATCCTATATCGCATACTTTATCCCACCATTCTTCATCTACTTGTAATGCTTCTGCTTGTGAAATATCTCCTGCTTGTTCTCTTTCAGCAGCCCATTTGACTTTTTCTCTAAACCATTTCATATCTTTCATAGATATATTCTCTATGACAGGAATCTCTAAATCTCTAATAATCCAAGTCTTCTTCTTAGTATCTAAAAACATAATACAAATGATATATTATAGTATATAAATTTATCTATAAGTCTGTGCAGGATTCTGCTCTAACACTTATAGACTCGATTAATGCATCTGCTGAGCCTGCTGCGTGAGTATAAGCATAGTCTGTAATAACACAGTTTGCATAGGTTAATGTAATTGGGCCAGTTGAATTGAATTTGTAACTTGCTGCATCTGGTGCTTTAGATTCGTATAGTGTGTATAATGATGTTTCATTGCTTGCTGTTCCTGCAAATACATCTGCTGTGAATGTGATGCTTCTGTCAGTTGCTTTGGTATAAGTGATATCAGTTTCTCCGTTTACTGCCATTACTGCCATGTTTCTGTTTACTGTAGTTGAGAATGATCTCTCTCCATATCCTACAGAGTTGTAAGTAAATGGATCTGCTCCACCGTCACTATGTACGATTGGTGCTGATGAGGTTTCTGTTGAAGTATAAACTGGAGTTCCTCCGTTACCGTCTGTTGTATTTGGTACGGTAATATCTTTAGCGATAAATGTCATGTTTTGTTCCCACATTCCTCTTGATACAGATAATGTTCCTGATGTTGGTCTGCATCCTCTCATGTGTTGGAAATACTCTGTACCATTTAGGTTAAATGAATAAGTAAAAGATAATGAACTGTCTGGGCTGTCTGCTCCGCCTCCGCTTGCGTTCCATAGATATTTCCATAGGTTTAAGTCGATTGGATTGTTTCTGATTGTAAATGCATATAATGATTGTGTCTTAACTGCTTCTATGACATCTTCAGATCCTAATACTGAGACATCCATGTGTTGAACATCTGGTTGAATGTTAATTTCTGTGTTGTTTCCAACTAGTGTAAAGGTTGAAGAATCTGGTGTTGCACCATATAATGAAGGTGTTGATACAGAATCTCCTTCTGTAACATATTGTAATTCTTTTACAATATCTCTTTTAGTTGTTACATTGTGTGCTGATACTGCCATATCAATGATTTGATAAATTTGTTATAGAGAAGTATTAAGTTCTTGTCTTGTAGTAGACCATCTTAAGTTCAGTCTGTGATGTAGGTGTCTGATCGTTCTCATTCTCAGGTTCTAGTCGTTCAAATGGTGGTTCTGAATCTTCAAAAAATGCTACTTCACTATCTGCTCCGTCACTTTTAGGTAGTCTTGTTGATCCATTTGGTCTATTTTGCCATAAAATTCTATGTACCTCGTCTTCTAATTCTGTTAATAATGATAATGATTCTCCTTGAATCTCTATGAAACAAGTACAAACCCATGCGTGTTTATCGTCTCCATTGACTTCAAAATTATCTATTTCATATCTCATTCTACTAGAAAAGTTGATCCTAACTTCATTCATTTGACCTCCATCAAATCTTGCCATGTGGTCAGGCTCTTCAGTATCAGATATAAAGTTTGGTGTTACTGTTCCTGTAATGTTTGATGCTGTCCAGTTATCTTCAAGTAAATCCCTTATTGTCTTATCCAGGTTTTCTCTTGTACCAGATAGATTAGTAAATGTAATGGCCATTATGTGTACCAGACATTACCCCATCTTGATTGGTCTTGAGGTGCTTGATCCATGTAGTTTTTAAGTAATACTGCTAGTTGGTCATATATCTGTACTGTGGTTAATTCAGTCCTTTTGCCTAGATTTCTAAGGATTTCTGAACCTGTAAGGTTAGCGATACTGTCTATTGCTGTAGGTACAGTCGTAAAGTCACTGTTTCTGTTTAAAATAAGGTTAATCATATCTGTTACTGTGTTCTGTATAGTAGTCACTGTTGCGGGTGTTCCTGCTGTTTTAGTTCCTCCCCATGCTAGTTTCTCCATTTCGTCTGTTGCACCGTATTTGGTCATAATAATGTTTATATAGACTAACGGTACAAGAAGTATTTATGTCACAAATTTTACATATACCACTAGGAATGATGTGGTTTAGACAGGCAAACAAATATTTAGAGAATTTAGTACGAATTTATACCTCAGAGTACGGTACAGTTACGGTACAGAAGGAAGAAGAAGATAAATCATTTGAACTAGAATTCGACTATATTATCAAACAAATGGGATTATAATCCTTTTTTTTCTTTATTTTAAAAAATTATCGTGATGGATTTTCATCATAGTATACTCTATCTGCTATGACTCTCTCTTTGCTTCGGAATTCCTTGTTATGCCACATTTCAATACCTTCTACCCCAGACTGATTGTCACTGTTAATCTGTCTTTTTGGGTGGTCTTTGAACCACATATACATTTGGTTGATTATCTCAGTACCATCCTTCTCGTATAGAGAACCATGAGATATCGTGTTTTCCTTTTCACTTTGAAGATGTCTAAAAGTGAACGGTCCTTTGAACAGTCTAGGTCTACTCATAGTAATGATGTCCTGTTGATGTTGCATTACTGGATAGCATTTTTCAGGTCTGTCCAATAGCGTTCGTAACGAACTCTCCATCTTTGGAACATCAAAATTGATATACTCGTCTGAGTCGCATACTATCATAAAGTCAACATCGTCTATCTGTGCTAACCTCCAGTATGTGTTCCTTTTGTCTATCTGTTTTTTCCCATCCATATCAACGATATGTAGTTTTGAGTAGATTTCTTGCAGGTCTTTGAGATAGTCCTGGTGATTTTGAGGTTCATCACTTCGGCCTTCATATCTACCGTCAATTACATATATTTTGTATACGTAATCATATACACTATCGTTGGTTAGTATCTTGACCAACCCTTTTGGATCATCCCAATAGTTAATCCCGATTGAGATTTTGAACGGTGTATTTTCTGATGTCAATGATAGAAAGGTAAAACTTGGTATATTTAAATCTATCCCAATACCAAAATGATGCTGTAAATCTGTTGTTTATGTTGTTATGTACTCCTGAAACAAAGTCTGGAGTTCCTATTAGTATGGCGTGGCATACCTCATGCATTACCCTGTCACTGTTCTCTCTTGCCTTGAATACGTTTTGTGAGTCATGTAAGTATAGGTCCATTCTGTATTTTCCTGTTACACCGCTTGGCATATCAGGGTTTATCTTCTGTCCTGATGTGGTTTTAATGTGGCCAAAGTATGCAGTTCGTGTATCGTTAACATCCCAAACATGTATATCCCATTTCTCTAGCCATCCTTTTAAATCCCTGATATAAAGGTTTGCCAAAGTATGAAATATTGTTTGTTGAATCATTCTATGATTAATATGTTCAGTATGATATGTTATGGGCATAAAAAATAAAGAGTAGAATAGGTATTAAAGCCCTATCTAATCGTTTCTATGTTTTAGGTAGTCAGCACCGATTACGGCTGCTACTGGAGCCAACAAGGCTATTGCTGTATTTTGGTCAAATGCAATTTTGTCCAGAACTACGAATAATGCTACGAGTCCTGTATATGCACCCAAACCATAATATCTTAGGTTACTTGCCATGCAGTCTTCACAGAGATACACTATATAACTCTTTTGTTTAGATTAAGCCTAGAGTCCTTAAGACTTCTATTCCACCTAGAGACACACCTACTAATACTATGATAAGATCCCTACTTCTTAACTTCTTGTTTTGTTCTGCCTGTAACTCTTCTAAATGTGATTTATATTCGGTTTCTAATACTGTTAATCGTACACACAAGTCTGCTAATCGGTGTTCAATGCCGTCAAGCTTGTCGAAAATACGCTGCTCAACATCCATATATAAACGTGCGGTAAATTAGGTATTAGAAGTATTTAAAAAAATAAAAAAAGAGTTTTAGTTCTAAGCGTTTGGCGTAGAAACTATAACGTATGTGTTTGCATCGAGTATATCTACACCAATTCTATGAGTCCAGACGATATCCCAGTATTGTCCTGCGATGTTCTTTTGGAACTCAATTTCCATCTTTCTTTGTGAGGCTAATCCCCATGATTTGCCTTTGACACATACAAGGTTTCTTGATGCGTTGTTGGCAGAAAGAAGTTCGTTGGTTACGATTATATCAATACCGTATAGTCTTTCCATTTGTCCTAATCTGGTTACACTAGCGTTTCCGATTTGGGTATATTCGGATAAGGAGGTTGAAGAAATAAGTGCTTCAAAGGCTCTTGGGCTGATGAAGGCAATCAAGTTACCTGGAGAGGTATCTTGTCCTAATTCTTCAAGGTATCTCTTACTAAATGTAAGACCATCCTCGTCTAGTTCGCCGTCTGCATCTTCTTCGGTTGTTGTTGTAGTTGCAGCTCCGTCTGAACCACCAATGTGGTAAGGTGCTGTAGTAATTCCACCAAAGTCGTGATCTGTTGCTGCTAGGTCTTGAAGGATCAATCGGTGTTCATCTCTAATGGCTTCTAATCTTGCTGTTTCTCTTATTGCGTTAAGGAAGCTAGCAGGATAGTCCTCTAGTTCTGCTTTCTCGACTGTTTGTCTCCAACCTCTAACTGAACAAGTTACATCAATGCTTGTTAGGGTGTGTGTGACTGCGGTAATGTCTGTAGTTGGGCTTTCAGTAATTGCTCCTGCATCTGGTACAGTGATTCTGTAGAATCTTGCTGTATTTTGTCCTGTTGGAACAGCTTGGAATTGACCATACTGTCTAATAGGAATTGCAGTTTTATTACCTAATTGAACTGAAATGTTAGAAGCTTGTTTTACACCTGGAATAGTTCCTGATGTTGATACTGCTTCTTGCACATTACCATTACCACTTTGTTGTGATATGGTGTGTTGTGCGATCCATCCCTCTTTTTCGAGAACCAATTTGTTGTAGCCTGTTTCAAAGAGTTTATCCATGAAATCTTTGGCTTGATCTTCAGTGAAGGCTTCTTCAACATTACTTTCGTTAGTTGATTCTGCTACTTCAGATTTTGGTGCCCAAGACTCTTTAACAGTTTCAATAACTGCTTTCAAAGTTTCGGAATTGGATTTTTCAATTCTTTCGGCTACTTTCTCAGAAACATCTTCGGTTGCTGGTGCTGCTGGAGCTGGTGCTTCAACATCTTTTGCGACTTCAGTTTTTGCTTCTGCTTTGCCTACTTCTACTTCGCCATCGGTTTCGATGGTTACTTTGACTTTTTCCTCGATATTCTTTTCAGAAGTTTCGGTTGTCATGTTAACTTGATTTGTCGGTGTTTCTATATTGGAAGTATTATCGGTATTAGCTGGAGCTACTTGTGGTATAGGTGTTGGAGGTGCTATTATTCCCATAAATGCTTTTTCTAAATTATTCAAAAGTTCTGTTGCCTTACGCTGGTTGTCTTCTGGGCTCATATCAGGGTTCTTTGTCTTGATAGAGTCAGATAGTTCTCCTAATAGTCTGCTAGAGTCTAAGAATCCACCAAAACTGTTTGGTATAGGTACTTGTTCCTCTTCATATAATACTTGAAAGTGCTCTACTACTGCTAGAGTTGATTCTGGTATTCCAGGTGTTTTAACTAGGCTTAATTCTAATATATCCTTTAATACTGGAGAGTTTAGACATTTCTCTCTTTGAGCATCACATAATTCTCGTTGTTCTAATACGCTTGCTCCTATTGATACTTGATACTGTTCATTCTCTATGTTACGTTGCCATTCCTCATTCTCTACTTCTGCTTCATATCTTACTTGTGCCTTTTCTTCATCATAAGTGAAATTAACTGTACCGATATTGGTTTCTGGACCACCATGTTCTACTCTTAATGGTACTTGAACCCCATCAAATTTCTTTAACTCTTCAGTATCATAATATATGCCATTTCTTGATTCTCTTGGCATTAATGCTATTCCTGCGATTCGTTTAGCCATGTTAATTTTGAGTATTTAATGATATAGAGAAGTATTAAGTCTCTGATTCGTCATTCTCAAGATAATATCCTAATAGAGTTATGTTTACTGTAGCATCATCTGTTTCTGCGTTTATATATCTTCCTGATGTGGTCTGTACAAGTATTCCTGTTATCGGTACTGTGGTATTCTTGCCAATGTTAAGAGTGAACAGGTTTTTGAGCTGTGTTGTTTCTGCTATGGTTGATGCTTCATAGACCTCTACTATTGCTCCGTCTGTTGCTGATACGTTCTTATCTGCGTTTAATATAATGCCTGTAATTATGAATCTATATGCGTTTTTAGGTAATGCTAAATTATATGCTGTTCCAGTTGATGTCATAGATGCCGTTGTGGTTGTATCATAGTTTCCTCTTACTACTACTACTTCTCCTGCGTGAGTTACTCTTGCATCATGGCCTCTGCCTTTGCCGTCATGTAAAAATGTATGAATAGTCATTTACTATTAACTTGGTGTAATCAAGTGACAGACTAGTGCAACATAAACGTTTGTAGAACCTGATGACAAGTTTGGATCAACTTTTATACCGATACTGTTACCTTTTGCAAGTTCCAAATCAATAGTTGCAAATACTCTGCTTTGTGCGTTTGCTGCTGCGATAATAATAGTATCATCTCCGTTTGTAATGGTATCTCCACTTGCTCCTGCTACATACATATCTGCTGTTAATGTGTTTGAAGAACTGAAAAGTCTGTTTGCTGCTATTGGTACTGTTGTTGGTGTTGATTCTATTAATGTTCCTGTTGATGGATTTCTAATAACTGTAATTTTTGCAAATGATGAGCTGTTAAAACTGCCTGCTCCTATTCCTACTGCTACTGCTTCAACTAGCAGGTTTTTATCTTCATTGTTTTTAAGGTATAACATACCTGTTTCTGCTGAGATAGATACTACACCTGTATTGATATTGTAAGCATTTCCTGCTTCTAATACCTTTGTTGCTCTAGTGTTAGTGACTGCATCTGTATATAATCTCAAGTCTGTTCCGACTTTTGCATCTACTCCATTTCCTGATCCAGATTCTATTCTAACCATGCTTTTTCTCCAGTTATTAGTTCTAATTGTTGTAAGATAAGAAGTAATGTGCGATTAACATCTACTAGTTGTGCTTGTATATCTAGGTTTGTTTGAAATGTAATATCATCATGTACAATATTGATATCATTGGCTACTGTAATCTCTCTACGACCTGGTTTAACTTTGTTTGCTCTGGTATGTTTAATATCAGTCAATGTTCTCACTCACTAGTTGCTCTAATTTGTTAATAACCTGTAAATAGTCCTTTTCTCCACTTATATCCACGCTTTCAGATACGTTTAGTTGTGTGGTTCCAATGGTACGGTAATCTACGGTACTAGTAGGTATTGTACCTGTTCCCTCTATTAATAGTCCTGTATCTGAGCCTATAACGCCGTTATATTTAATTGTTTCTCCAACTAGTTGAGATAGTGAAGATACTATTGTGATAACCTGATCTCCTTGAGGTAGTTTGGTGTTTCCTTTGATTCGTAACGAACCCTGAATGTGGTTTGTCTCAGGATATGAAATGAGTTTCCTTCCTGGTTTGTCTACTATCTCAAATTGAAAATTAGAACTTGCAAAATTGCTAGGTGCAAAATCTGCATCTATTTCAGCCATTATCCTATAAAGATATCGCCTGAGAACTTGAATTCTGCTCTAAGTGGTTTTCTGTTTGTAATCTTTGGAGTCCAGTAAACATGAACCTCTTGAACCTCGTTTGGCTGTAAGGTTTCAGGTGCTTCAAATCTTAGTTCTGGATTAACGTTCTCAATTTTAATATTGTGAATTGCCCATTCTGGATCTGTGTTCTTCATGTATACTGTATATTTAGTTGATTCTCCTAATGATACTCTTCCTAGATCTAAGGACTCTATGAGTTTGTCTGCTTCCTCAGTCAAGTAAATCTTAAGCATCTTTTAACCCCTTTATAAAGTTTAGTATCTCTTCAGTGTTCTTGCGTTTGTCATGTGCTGCTAACTCTTCTCTCATGTTAACCATGTTTTTAAGATCAGTCAAGACTCGTTCAAATACCTTTTCCTCTTTGTCATTATTAGAAGTATCGTCTCCTACATTTCCTCCAAACTGTCCTGATGGACTATCTCTCATCTGTCCTGTTGGTGTTACACTTGTAATAGGTGGCTCGTCTGCCATGTCTGATTCGTTGATATCGACACTACTGTTGTTTACAAACCATTTACGTGCTTCACTACGTCTGATGATATTGTCTCTGAATGAGGTTGTAACATCTGCTACTGTTGCCTCTTGTTTCTGAGGTGTTTCAAAGAATAACTGAATGTCTTTAGATTTGACATTCTTTCCTCTTGCTTTAAGGTATGGTAATACCATTTTAATCTTGATTTGATTTGCTAATCTTGACTGGATTCTTTTTACCTTTCTGGTAAGTACGGAATCTGTACTTTCTGATGCTGCTCTTGCGGTAAATCCTGCGTTGAAGAATTGTAGCGGGAACTTGGAACCTGGCTCTAATAAGTCTCTTTGGATATGTTCAATGTAACCCTCAAACTTGCTGTTGCCGCTTGACTCGATAACCTTGACATCAAACTCCTTGTCTGTAACTATCTTTGATCCATGTTTCATCTTCTTTAGTGCATCTGCCTGAGTCTTGATGAACTGTTCTCCTGCATCTGCAAAGTGGAACATTACTGTTGGATCTGCATGGCCTTCAAATATCTTTGGCATTGCATCTTCCATCTTTTTCATCTGAATCAATGGAGAATCATAAACCTCTCCAGTATCAGGGTTTGTATATGTTGCCAATACGCTGTGATGCAGTCCTCTGCCAAATGGCTCTCTTGATACGTTAGTTAATTTGAATTGTGTTACCTCACTTGGTTTTAATTTAATGTCCATGTCGTTAACGTGCTGTAAATAGTATTTTATATCCCCTTTCTTTCCTCTTACAATGCTTCGTAGTGTTGTAATTGGCACTTCTACATATTCCGTATATGTTGGATCATGCTCAAAGAACATATTGCCACATCCTAAGTAAGAATACAATGCATCTTCTAATTGTTCATCCCAATTAATCTCTTCAAACCATTCATTGATCATATCTGCAATACTTTCCTTCTTTGCTGTAACTCTTAGGCCTTTTCCTAATACCATTTGGATATATGTTTCATTTGACAAGTTTAATCTAGGATCTTGGTTAATTGCGTTAATTGTTTCGACAAATGGTCTATCTGGAGCCAATTCATCCATATAATCGGACTGATTTACCTCACTTTTCTGATTAAATGCCTCAATTACCCTGATTGAACCCTCATATTCCTCCTTTACAGTCGTTTCTTTAGGTAAAACAGGTGTTTTTGCACCAGAAATGGTCTTTCTAACGGTAAATATGTCTGCCATGTAGTATTTTCTAGTAGTTTTTGTATAAAGTGAAGTAATTCTTCTTAGTCGTATTCAAAGTACACTTCATCTGAGCCGTTAACACCTACACAGGTAAGTCTTGAACCGCTTACTTCTAATCTTAATCTAACTTTGAATGTTCCTTGTAATCTAGGAGCTTTGCCGTTAGCAAACTTGATTAGTATTGTACCGTCTGCTCCTAATGTCAGATTCTCTGTAGTTGTAAACACAGCATCTCCATTTTGATCAATTAATCTTAATGTTCCTGTAAAGCTTGATATGTCTCTTGCTGTTGCAAAGGTATTCTCGTCATATACCACACCTGTTAGGTCATAAGTTGTACTGTCTGTAAAGTCTCCTTGTGCCCATGTCTTCTGATCCATCTTTAGGTATAAAACCATAACATTTATATAGAATGTACCATAATAGGAAGTGTTGTTAGCAGTTCATACACCTGCACCTGTCTATCCTATGATTCGTAACGAACTGTTAGATCAGATGCAGGCAAATCATGTTTATGAGATACTTACGTTTCCTATGCATTGGCCTGATGAAATGTGTATGAACGAGTTACGCAAAAATACTGATCCTAATGTTATATTGTATATTGCCTTGATGAAGGGTATTACCCCTATCGTTACTGTTGGAGACCATAAATCCTTTGTGGTAGACATGACACCTCCAAAGAAGAATAAAAAGAAATCACGAAAGCTGCCTAAACGACTTGGTAATATCAAAGAGAAACTAGAAAATACATTGAGAAAGAAACGTGCATAGTGTCTGTCTGATCTGTGGTCATGGTATGCTAATGCATGGCAAGGAACATGGAGAAGGTTATTGTATGGAATATGAAAATGGTTTTTGTGAATGTAAAGAAGAAGGTCTAAGCTATGATGAAGAGATTACCCTACTCCAGCAAGAGTTCCAGAACCCATCTTGTAATAATACATAGCCAATAGCCAAGCATCTCCCAAATCAAACGTGTTTACCTTTGTTTTGTTGGTTCCGCCTTTACTGTTAAACTTGATTGTCATGAGTTGCATCTTTAGTTTCTTGAAACTTGGATGTATTTTAACTTCCTGAAAGTCTATGGCATTTGCAGCATAGTTTAGCATCTTCTCTCCGTATTGCAAGAATGATATGTTCTGAACGTTCATGTGATACTTGTCTCTAAGGTCTCTTATACCTTCTGCCCATGAGCCGTCTACAAAGAGACGTTTGGTCCTGTACTTTTCTGAAAGCTGTCTTACCTTCTCTACAATGTCAATGTAACTTACACGTTCAAACGAGTCTGCATAGATTACCGCCTTTTTCCCCTTGTCCTTTTGCATAATGCATATTCCAAATTCAGAACTTCCAAAACCAGGATCGATACCAATAACCCTATCATTTGTATTATCATTTATCTTCCAACTGTACTCTTCTGCACAGCATAACTCGATTCCCTCAGGACTGAATATGTCTCCAACGTTCTTACCCCATACTCCAAGATACTCCCTTTCATAACTTCTTGCATTGCTTGCTTCCTCTAGGTACTTTGGACTAAAGATTGACGTTTTCGTTTGCGGATCAACCTTAAGGCCTGCTTCAACATAGTAATGGAATCTCTGATATATTGTTTTCTCTGCTCCGGTGTTAGGTTCTTGCATAATGTCGTAAAAAAAGCCTTTTGGTTCTTCTCCCGCTGTAGATACCCAAATAACCCAACTATTAGATTTTCCAATGTATCTCTCTCCAACGGTTCTAACGATGCTATCATCTCGTAACTTAAAGAACGCTGCTTCATCTCCAAAAAAGACACTAACCTTTGGCTTACCTCTAGCTGAATGGATGTTATTTGACGGATAACATTTAACTCTGCTTCCGTTAATGTCGACTTCGTACGCACCATGATCTATATATCCCAAACCTTTCTTAGTTAAAAAACCCTTCGCTCTAAGTATCAAGTCCTGTGCCAAGTCTACGTTTGGTCCTGTAATAATCATGGCTTCTTTTCCGCTAAACCAGGGATCTACCAATGATTTCCATACTATCCATAATAATACAAATTCTGTTAATCCTAATCCTGTTGCTTTGTATACTGCAAACCACTTGCAAGGGTTTGTTCTGTCTTCATCCAATTCCTCCATCTGCATCTTGTCTAGTATCTCCTGCTCGTATGCATAGCAAGGATGGTATATGCCGTCTCTTTCAGGGCCACCAAAGGGATGAAATATGAAATGCCAGAAACAGCAATGCTCTTCCTTGCTTAGACTGTCCTTGCACCAGAATATCTCAGGTACCTCAGGTACGTCTCTGGTTGCAGCGTTTGATAAAGCCTGTAATGTTGCCTTAGATGCTAGACCCATCCTTATCCTCTACCTTTGGCATTGGTCTTGCAGGTCTGAGCTTTGCCCTTTCCATCTTTAGCTTCTTTACCTGTAACGGCAATGCAGAGTCCTGTAACATCTTAAATGAATCCAGTTTAATCTCATGTCTTGTCCTTGCAAACTTTAGATACAGTTCCTTGTCCATGCTGTCCAGACCTTTGTTTCTTTCGTCTTGCATGATTTCTTCCAATGCTATGACATCCTGTTCAAAGCCCAGTCTTGCCCTTATGAACTCTCCGATATATGTGTCCATTGCATCTTCAGAGATACTGTTTTCCATTTCCTCCTGAATCTGTTTGACATGGTAGTGTATGCCTGCTGGGCTGGTCTTGCCAAACTTGGACATCAGTTCTGTGTCCTTGTTTATCTGATCGCTTATCTGATATGCATTTCTGCCAAAGAACATCCACTGGCTGCTTACGTATTCGTGTAACTCTTTGGATTTTTCTGGACCTCGAGATCTAGTCATTTCTTGTTATAGCCTCTGTATGCTTCATCAACTTCACATTTAAGGCAAGTTCCAAAGAAACTGGGTCTGCCACATTTCGAGCATGGGTCAATCTCTCTTAGGTAATCCTCTCCACTAAACGACTTTTTTAGTCCGTTTATAAAGTTATTCAGAATTCGTATCATAGTTTTGCAAAAACCTCTCCACCACATATTTTGCACCATGTACTATTAAAAGGTTTCGGTCAAGCAGGTTTCCGTCTTTATCATGCACATCCATGCCTAACGCAAGTGCCTGTAGTCCAGTACATGACGGATGTGGCAATGTTTTTGGCGGATCATCGTATGTGAATTTCATATCAACATAGTCAGTATACTGAGACAAGTAATCAGGCATATCGGTATATCTTATTATGTTGTCTTGAGTTCTCTCCAAATATTCTATGTCTGGGTATCTTTCCTTTATCCTTTTTTCTATAAACTTTCTGTCTCTTTGCCTGTTTATGCAAAGGTATGTTCTTTTCTCTTCGGGTTCGTATTTCTCATCATAAAATAATTCCAAGTCTACCATGTTTGGAAGGTATGATGCTTTTGGCATATACTCTAGCAAGTCCTGTGTAGTTACATAGCATGGAAACTCACTATATTTCTCAATGTCCTTTTGTGCCATGTTTCTAAGCTTGCTTCCATGAAATACAAATATAATCTTGCTTGGCGTAAAGTGATGCTTAAAGTCTGCAAAGTCGTGAATAATAACATGGTCGTATTCTGGTTCCAGTTCTACTGCCCTGCTAACCAGGTCGTTAATGTCGTCAAACCTTTCTGTTACTCCATAATGCTCTGCAAAGCCAAACGGATCCAATGTGTCTAACTGTAATACCTTGTCTCCTGCTCCGTACTTGCACATCATCTCTGCCATTCCAGCCATACTAAATAGATGAAGAAATCTAGGCATACATTTATATTGAAGTAATCACATATAACCTTATGGAATGTAGTAACTTTGACTGCGGTGCACATACTTGGAAGAACCATATCAGATGTGCAAATTGCAGAAGAGCAGACATAAACAAATGTTGTGACTGTGACGAGCCTTGTTCACGAAGGGCATTATACTGCCATACTTGCAGAGACAATCATAGAGAAACTATGCTAAAGGCCTTTCACGAAAACAGGGCAGGTGAATATCCAGAATGTCAAATGTGTTTTACAGTATTGCCTAAACGACACATGAAGCGTTGTATTGGAGGGGAATGTAAAAGGATATATACCAACCTGGATAGAGTTGTTAGACGTGGTAACAAATATATCACAAACTAACTTTTTTTTATTTTTCTAAAAAAAGGACGAGGAGATAACGTCTCTACGCTTTTCTCCCATTAACTAGTCAATACACCTTAAGAGGGCTACCGTTTTAGGGTAATCCCTGACAGGCGTACATTATATAGGAGATGCTAATATATAAGTGTTTCTATTGACAATCAACGCAATGCCTATCATGTTGTTTGTGGAATTTGCACTTTGGTTTTGGTTTCTCAACCTTTTTTGGTTCCCCAAATGATGGACTTGGTTTCTTGCTTTTCTTAAAGTAAGACATATCTTTCAAAGTCTAAAAATACTATATAAACAGTATTGAAGGGCGAAGCCCTTCGTTTCGAGGAAGCTATATAAAGCTAATTAAGGATGAGAAAGATATAAAAAAAGTCCTTACATAGCAAAGTCGTAACAGGCATAAATTATAACAGTGTTATATTATATCATAACTATATAGTTTTCAATTACTATATATACTCAACTATATAGATTCCTATGTAAAGATATTTTCTATATCTTTGGTGTCCTTACATAGCGAAACATTTATATTTTGTATAATGTATCATTTAGTATGGTAAGAGAACATTGGCAACAAGCCTCTGAGAATGTCCGTTATTGGGATAAGTGTATCAATAATTGCGGTAAAGTAATCCGCAATAAAATGCATCCAAATACGGCATTCTACTGGAAGAAATACAGACTATGTAGAGAGTGCTTTCTTCAGACCGAAAAAGGCTCAGAATATCAGATGGTTAAAGGCAAGGTGGTAAAGAAATGAGATGCAAACTTTGCGGAATCTGTATGCATGTCAAAGGCCGCAAGCACTCATGGGATGTGGCACAACACTGTCCGAACTGTCACTTTATGGGCCGCGTGCCTAGAGGAAGAAAGTGGAAAGATTATCAGCGAAAGGTTTATATCCCTGAGCAGTAGGAGATAATCATGTTATCTAATCGTGAGAAAGAACTAGTCACGCTAGCCTACTACCAGGGTACTTGTGACAATCAACTTATCAGCGATCCTAAAGCAGACGAGAAATTGACCCGCGAAGCGGTCAAAGTAGCAACCATTAAAGTCCTCGAAGAGCTGGGTTTGAACCTGCCTGATGCTTCAGAGTTTAACGATTTCATGGATGAGATGGATGAAATTACCAAGATTTTAATAAAAGAGAATGACTTTTAAATGAAGTGTCCTCGTTGTAAACGCAAGTATTCTAATCCCTGGCAGGAATGTGACGACTGTATTGTTAGTCATTGGGCGGAGACATGAGAGTCTTTAGACTTCGACTTTGGCGGATAAGTCTTGTTATTCAATTTGGATAAGTTTATATTAGAGTTTGTCTAGGTTAGTGTATGGCAGAACCAATGATATTCTTCGGAGTTTTCGGGCTAATTATAGTAGGCGTGGCTTACTTGTCCATTACATCCAAAGGTAACAACGAATCAAGAAAAGCCTTTCCTCGTATTGGCGGCTGTGGCGGATATGCCAGTCCTGATGTAAAGAACTACCCATTGTATTAGGCTAAGCTAACTCACTTTTCGGAATTTTTTTGCGGCTTTAAAAAACGCCTTTTCCTCATATATAAGTGTTTCTGTGGCGGGTTCACTTTTTTAGGCCAACGATACATTTATATAACTGTGCGTAGGCGTATCCCCCCTGCCCAGGCGAAACATTTATATTAGGCAAATGACAGCAGGTAGGCTTTAAGGCCTACAAGGCCAGAGTATATAAGTGCGGTATGGTACGGTACTTAAATGGTATCGTGCCTATGGCACACCTATATTTCGTGTCCAGTCACAAACGGCGTTATAATTTGGGCGAAACCTTTATATAGGGAAAGGTTGCTGTCCTTACTCATAAATAAAGGAAAGTAATAATGTGTAGTAGAGAACTTTGTCAAGGTAGGCCAAAGCCTACTGTATCAACGCAACTATCAGACTAGATAGGGTTGTGATAGTGTGACTACTACACTACTACTAATGCTCATACCTGATATAAGTCTATCTATTGCTCTCTATAGTGTTTATTATCCTTATCTCTATTCTCTCTACTACTATCATTACCCCTTTGATATATTAGGGATATCTATCGAGGACCCATGTTATTAGTGGTGTGTATATCTATATAGTTGTATGTAGTATCTATATAGGTTAGGTGTAGCTAATATAAATAAAAAGGATATGTGGACTTTGTTGAATTAATTATAAATAAAATAAAGAAAAGATATAGATTAAAGTTCTATACCTTTGAGTTTTGCGTATTGTTCTTGGTGTTTACAGTAGGCTTTGTGACCTTTAGCAACTCTATATTTGTAATCGTTGCAGGTACAATGTCCTATTGTTACTGTGTACCATTTTTGAGAATTACTCGATTGAATCTCCATGCTATATGTTGTATTATTCCTTATATTAATCTTTCTTTATGATAAAAAATAGAAAAAATGTGTTAGTTTAAGCTAACATCATTGTTAATGCCATCAATGCGTATAATGCGATTGATACGGCACTTAGTCCAATTCCCAAGATTAGGCCTGTTCTTGCGGTGTCTGGGTTGGTATCTTTGTTGATAGCCCAAAATAGCACGCCTCCAATGATACCAAAGAAAATAGGTAGCAGCCATTGAAAGGCACTTATTTTGGTCTCTTGTCTAATAGACATGCTTATAGTGTGTATTATCCTTATTTATATCTTTGGATGTATGAATAAATATTGTGTATATCCCGCTTTATTCATAACTTCAATACTAATTATGCCTGTATTATTACCTTGAATACCTAGTGTGATATGTTGGTATTTATCCCCTAATCCTAATCCTATCCAATTTAGTGATATATCTCCTATTTGGTTTATTCCTGTTAATTTATCCCCTCTAAAGTTTATGCTTATCTTATCCTTAGAATATCCTGTTTTCTTTTCATCATCTACATTAAACCATAGTCGTATGTCCTTGATTCCATGAATTGAAAAAGTGTTGATTTCTAGCGTGTTACTGCCTGTTAATGTGGTATTTGCTAAGGTCCTCCAATAATTATCAACTGTAGAGTTTATGCTATTAATCCTAATTCCTGACTCTATTTCCTGATTTAATGTGCGATAATTTAGCCCAAAACTAGGCCTGTCTAAATAATCCTTGTTGTCACTTTTGTTCTTTTTCTTTATTGTTGGCTCTTGTACTATGTCCTTTTTCTTTGGTTTTTTATCCTTATCTTTTTTTGCTTCTGCATAGTCAATTAATGGGATAAATAATAAAGATAATACCAATACCATTAATAAAATACGTTTCAAGACTATTATTCTTGGTATTGAGTATTAATATAGTTTTTTAAAGAATCTGCTAGACATGCACCTATAATAATTGCAATACCTATGATGCTACCTACCATAAAGTATTCAAACATTGACATCATCCCAGAGTAACTCTTTAAGGAATTGTAGTACTTTATTCAATTTATTATTCTCCCACAATGAGAGCATGATGCCTCTATTTCATCCTCTGATATTTGTGTTATTATCATGCAGACTTTGCAAGATTTACAAATCATTCTTTAACTCCATAAATTCATTCATAAATGAATTGATGTCTAGATTCTTGTTTAAGCCTCCATGTGCGTTTAATGCTCTGCAAAATTCTTTTGGTCTGATTTTATGCTCACGTTGGCATATTTCACAATATTTACTCATTAGTTCAAGTCCTCACATTGTTTTTCATGTTCTTTATAGCACTTATCACAACATAGAGAGAATAAAATAGTTTTTCCATATTTTAGTTCTCTGTCTGTTAATACAGTTTTACAAAAACTACAAGGATTATTCATTATTTCAAGTCTCCCAATAGTTTGTCGTTAGAGTCTATCATATCCTCTATTTTTTGGGTAAGCTGACTAATCAAAGTCTCAAGGTCATTGCTTACACCATCTGAAGCATCATTCAAGTCATAGACTAAACTTAATGCTTCGTTCAATGTTGATTGTGTTTCAATCATGTTCATACAATATATCAGGATAAATCCACATATAAAGCTAGTTAACGTTCTATAATCTTAGAATCAGAGATTGATTTATATCCTCCTTATTTCCTATATCTTAGTAATGAACGCTAGACAATTAGCAAAACTTGAAGAAATAGATAAGAAAGACATCTTATCATGGACTGATAAAGATTGGTTACTTCGTGATACATACAGAGATGAACAATTATCTGAAGAGTTGAAAGGCGAATTGAAAGGAAAAACCGTTTATACGATTCTAAGAAGCGTTAGTGCTTCTGGTATGTCTCGTGTAATTGATATGTTTTATATCAAAGACGGTCAACCAATAACAATTCATTACTCAACTAACAAAGTCTTCAACAAAAGAGACGGAAAAAGAGAAGGTTACAAAGTAAGCGGATGCGGAATGGATATGGGTTTCGACCTCGTATCTAACCTAGCATCTCACTTATTTGACGATTATAAGCTCATCCGTCAAGAATGGATTTAATAACCTAGACTAAAGGAAGTCGGCTATTCGCGATAAAGAATAGACATCATTGGAAATCGGGATAAGTCCTTAATTCCCCTTAGGCTTAGGTTAATCCTTACCTTTTTATTTTATTTTCATACTTTAGATTTAATCTAAAGTTTCTACAATTCCAGGAAAAAATAAAACCAGAATTTTTCTAAGGCCACAAAACGAAACATTAATATTAGGCGATTTTTAGCGAAACACTTATATTACCGAAAGCCTTATATATCAGAAAATGATGATGATTAAAAACCTATTAGAGGTGTAGAAATTTTTTTGTGTGTGACGTTACCAGGAACATTCGTTTGCATTGGTAGAATTTAGTGTTTTTGTAACACCCCCCCCTCTCTTTTTATACTTTTTTGTTTGGGAAATGGGTTTGATTATCAGTCCATCTTGGCCCATATATGCCACATGATTATCAGGTACATCCTTTCTTAGATATGTATTGGCTCCTACTGCTGAGTTGTTCCCTATCTTTACTCCTTGATGTATTACTGCATTACTCCATATCTCACTGTTATCCCCTACCTCTACGCTGCCTAATATGCTTGCTCCTTGACCTATGATACAGTTTTTGCCTATTATACAGTTATGACTAATTTGTACACCATTGTCAATTTTAGTACCGCCGTTGACCACCGTGTCTCTTACACGACCTCTATCGATAGTACAGTGACTTCCAATGTGTACGTCGTCATGGATCTGTACTCCATGCTTGTGAGGTGTAAACTTTAATGTATTGTCTTCCTGTCTTTCAAAGTGGAATCCTTCTCCACCTAGTATAGTACCTGATTTAATGAATACGTTCTTACCTATGTATATTATATCCTTATAGTTTTTTGGAATCTCCTTGTAGAAATCCAGACAGATTCCTCCGTATTGTGGGTTACTCAATGCTCATCTATTCCTGGTCTGTGTAATACAAAGTTTCTATCATCACGTAGTATTCTTGCTAGTCTTTCATATTGTTCCTGATATGTTTCTATCTTTTCTCCTGTGGCCTTGCATACTTTGACATATATTCCCTCTGTACCCCTGCATACATCGCATTTATGTCCTTTCTTTGTCATAGTAATCTTTCCCTGTAGCGTCTGATGTCATTGATTTCCTTCTGGACTAGTTTGTCTCCATCCTTGTCAAGTTCTAGATCGTGGAGACATTCCTCCATCTCTAGTCCTACGTGACTGTACCATATAGGGTGTGTGTTAAGATGTACCATATCAAAATTCATTACTGTGTCATGTGGATTCTCTCTCCAGTTGTGTCCAGAGTCACTAATGTATTTGAATCTGCTGTCATAGTTTGGACAGTATATGTCTACATTGTCTAGCTTGTCTATGAGTTCATCATCTATTTGCGTACCCATTACAGGCTTGTGGAATGTGACAGATATGCCTTCCAAGTCTCCTATGTAATTTTCCAATAGTCTTGTCTGCATTACTATGTCAGATACTATTCTTTCATTGCCATGTTTGTTTAGTGACGGATCATAGTGTAATCCTATCCCCATTCCTAATTCTCTGATAGTTTTGATACGTTGAATGTTTGAATCCTCCAATGCGTTGTAAAATGGGGATGTCATTAATACATAATATGTACTGTGAAGTCCTTGATCATGTTCTATCTCTGCTAACTCTACTGCCTTTTTTATTGATACGTCTACGTCATGTCGCAAGAAGAACGTACATCCTGCATCCATTCCCTCCTTAACTATGTCAAGATATGATTGATATGTCCACATTATTTTAACTCATCCAAAAACATAGGGTTCTTTTGCAAAAAGATATCACATTGCATACACTCTTCTTTATCAATGTGTGCATATATTAGTCTTTTGATTGCTGCTGTACCTAATTGTTTCTTAGTCTTTGGATTTTGTAATAACATCTTGCCCATTCTACATATATCATTGTCTACTTCTACCAGGTATTTGATCCTTTTGTCTAGTTCTTTTAGATCTTCATTAGTCTTAATTGCATATTTCAAGCCTTTTGTAGTCATTGGTCTTACTACTCTGTGACATTCGTGTTTACATTTTTCTGCTCTACAGTTCTCATGAATACATTCTCTACATTTATCCTCATCATCTTTGACTTCCCATACTGTCTTAAACTCCCATTCTCCTGATATGCTGTTCTTGAGACTTTGTGTAGAGTTTGCTCCCAATAAGATAGCATCATAACTGTTTGCATCTGTAGCAAACCTGCTGTCTCGTACCATCTTGACTTTCTTACAATAGTCTTTACATAGTTTATCCTCATGTTTCTCCTCATGTTCATTCTCCATCTTGATAGCTAGCATGGCTAATTCCTCTGCTGTATGACATTTCCATGTGTATTTTTCCATGTCTGGTATTCTTGCCTTTGTGATAATGTCTTTGGCAGGTGTATTCTTTCTTTCATATTCTTTAATCTTATTCTTTAACTCGTCTATGTGAGTCTCTATGTAATTGTCATTTACTCTTACAGGTGCATCATATCCTTTTTCTACTTCTCCTTCCTTGTATTCAGGCTGGACATAAGCGTATAGTGCTGTCTTTCCAAAGGACCAATTATATTTCTTTCTTAGTCTGTTTAATATTCTTGCCACATCTTTTGTCTCAGGATCATTAATGCCTTCAATCTTTGCCATATTCTTTATCTCATGGCTGTCTATATTGTCTGCTAGGTTCTTTGCTAGTTTCTGTACCAAAGGCTTTATGTCCTTCTTGACAGAATCAGAAATTTTACTAATTTTATCTATAAGATTCTGTGCTTCTTGATTCATATATAAAAAAAAGAAAAGGGTTATAGTATATAAACTTTTATATATCTATACGCCTTTGTATCTGCGTGTTTCATTGACCTGATTGAATATCATACCAATGGTTGCAGGATGTCCAATACCTGCGTTATTACACACTCTTTGAACCCCTGCAAATATTGCAAGTTGTCTCTCTGTGAGTTCGGCTGCTTCCTGTGTAATGGCCGCGATCTGGTCTCCTGATAATGATACCTTATCAAGGTTCAATTTGTCTTGTGGTGCAGATGATGTAGTACCTGTCTGTGTAGAACCGCTAGATTCTTTACAGGCTGATTTCCCTGACTTAAAGTCGTAGCTGAAATGTGCGACTTCTTTGTCCTCGTATTGCCATTGAAGTTTTTTATCCCCTTTGTATTCAACTTCACGGCAAACTAGATTTTGTTTGCAGGAAGGGCATTTGTCTTCTGCACCCTCTTTCTTTGTAATCATTGTATAGTATTATGTTATCCCTTATTTAAACCTTTTGATTTGTGATATCTTTCTCTGAGCTTCCATCTTTCTCTCCGCTTCCTTAGGATTTCATCTCTGTTTTTCCTGTAATATCTCAAGTTCCTTGCTGTGATGTATTCCTTGCTTAGACTGTATTTTTTCATACGTTCCTTTTTGTGTGCATGATAATATTTCCTTGCCTTTTCATTGATACGTTCCCTGTTTCTATCCCTGTACTCTTGTTGCTGCTTTAGATATTGCTCACGATTCTCCTCATTGTATTTCTTTTGTCTCATAGAAAATGCCTGTTTGTTGTTTTGATAGTATTTTGCCCTGGATCGTTTCAATACTAGTGGTCTGTGCTTGTCACACCATTTCTTGTTTCCACATCCTCTCTCTCCTTTTGCATCCCATTGGACTTCACATCCTTCCCATGCACATTGTTTTTGTTTCATTTTTCCCATAATATTATAATAAAAAAATATAATATAAGTGTTACTCATCCGTAAGGATTTTTGCACCTAGATTATTTTCTGCAAGTTTCTTAAAACCGTTTAGGGCCATAAGAATCTCGTTTTTGCTTTCGTCTGTCTCTAGGAATTGGTCTATGTGTGCAGAATCTTCAGGGTTAAAAGCCCATGTGATCTCTATCTTGCTGCCTTTGGAGAACGGACACAGTTTGAACTTTACTCTTTCAACTGTCTTAAGACTTGTTGTCTTGTCTATGAAATTATTCTCTCCCATGTGGAAAGATATAATTAACTGTTATTTAAAAGTTTCGCTATCTTTAACTGTGTGTCTGCTATGATTTGTTGGTAACCTGGTTTTCCTACAAAGTATACCTTTACCTTTACCTTACCACTTGCGTTTCTTTTCAGATTATATTTTACTATAAAGTTGTCATGTGATAGTAAGTGTAATAGCCATATTGCTGCTTCTTTAGGTTCTTCAGGTTTAATCTCTGCTTCTATGATTCCTCCCTGTTCTCCTTTTATTCTAAACTCTGTCATGTATTTCTCCTTATTGTATATTGATTATTGTGTAATCCTCTTCTTCCATTCTCTTTATTTGTTACTGCTTCAAGATGATTTGGATTAACACATGCTTTATTTCTACAAATATGATCTAATACTAATCCTTTTGGTATTTCTCCTTTATATTGTGTATATGATATTCTATGTGCTTGATAAGATTTATAATTTTGTGTGACTTTTCCATATCCTCTAGCCTTTGCACCTGTCCAATTCCAACAACCTGTAGTAAATTCCACTTTATCCCAGAACCTCTTTAAGTATACGTCATCTTCCTTGCCTTTACGAATCTTTTCCACATTGCTTCGTTCTTTATAGAGGCTGCCCATTCTACCAAGTGATGATGACTTCTGCATAATAATATAAATCGTTTTGGGTTGTCGTTAATAAACCCTTCTAGTGCCTTGTGATAGTCGTTGGTGTTTCTAAAGTTCTTGTAGATAGCATCCTCTTCAAGATACCACAAGTGATGAAAGGCAAAGAACTTGCCTAGTCTCTTATGACATACAAAGCATCTATTTTTGTAGTGCTTTTTTGCCAGCCTTTGCTTTATTTCCTTTGCTATCGACATTTAACCAAAATAGATATCTTGCCCACTCGTAGTCATCTAAAAACATAGTCTTGGTATAATATAATGATCCTGTTTCTCTGTACTTTCTGACTCTCCCATACCCCAGTCTATTGCCTCATGCATAGCCTCATGGATAAGAGTGTCTATTAATCCGTATATTGTCATGTGTCCTGCTAAGTATATCTCTGTAGTTCCGTCATGTGGATGAAATTCCCCATGTACTTCACTCTCTTCTACGTTTATTTTTATTGACATTTACATCTTTCCATTTCTTTGTCGTGACACTTGGAACAACTAGGTAGACCTCGTTTATCTAAAGTAATTAACTCATTACTGCTCCAGCAGGTATGACATAAACCACTAGCCATGTTCGTTTACCTTTCCATTATATGCATCAAATGATATAGTCATGGTTCCTGGTTTGCTAGTCATAAGTTTGTTTCCTTTCTGTTCCATCCATTGATCTACATTGTTTCTTACTGCTGTAGTGAAACATCCAGAGTTTACTAGTATTTGCTCCTTTGCATCCCATGAACCTTTCTTGTCGTTAAAGAAGAACGTGTCTCGTTTTACTGCCATTGGATCATGTAAGTGACCCATCTGGTATATGTCTGCTTCACAGTTGATAGTAAGATTCTCTAATGCCTTGAGAGTAGTTCCTCCTCCTGCTCCATGATTTACAAATAATGTTTTCTTCATAAGTGACTTGCCTTTGAATTGAATGTCTAATCGTACAAATCCTTTTGATCCTAAGAATGATATGTTTCTATGTTTAGCGTATCGTTTCATGTCTCCCTCTGTTACTACTCTTGACTTGTATTCATGGTTACCCCATTGCATATACCAAATCTTTTCCATACCATAATTCTTCATGTAATAATCATGTTCTTCAAACAGTGGGCCACAGTAATCATCAAAGTCTTCCTGCTGTTCTGATAGAGTCCTGCTTGTTACTGCTTCGTCTTTGAATCGTGGATCTCCTGGCAGTATTAAATCCCATTGATCTCCTCCAAAACTTGTAAATCTGTATGGGTCATCTAGTATAGCGTTAATTCTTCGTACAAACAATTCCTCTTGAAAGTTTGCATTACCAATATGTATATCACTAAGGTTCTCCCAATGTACTATTGTGTCTACTTTGTCTAATTCTATAGTGACAGTCTTACTGTACATATAACATATTCCCCTTATTTGTTGTTAATAAACCTTGTTTATCTAGTCCGCATCTCTCACAAAACTCACATCTAGGCTTTATGAAATTGCCAAAGTGAATGAACTGTGGCTCTCTGAATCCGAACTGTTTGGACTTTGTGTCATATTTCTTTGGCCACTTGAACTCACTACCTACGTTGTCCTTCCACCATTGACTCTCTGTTATCTGTATGATTATTTCCTTAGCATCTCTTTCTGCTGGACTGTTTGAAGGACTAGTCTTATATTCCTTTATTGCATCTGCTAGCTTACCCATGAGTATTTTCCTCCGCTGTCTAGTATGCTGCCTGTTGAGCCAAGTTTGGCTATCTGTCTCTTTGCTGATTCTTCTGTAGGGAACCACTTGGATTTCTCCATAAGTTTTGATACTGCTTGGTCTTCTGTTACAGGTGTCTTGAATACGTGTTCTATCCATCCTGTCTTGTCAAATGAGTTTGCAATACTTGCGTTCTTTTGACCTGGTGTGTCCATTCCTAATGTATGTAATGATATGTTTAGCATTTTGATGGCATCCTTTGCATGAGATATTGTTGCCACTTCTTCCAAATGTAATCTTGCATAAGCCTGTGTCAATCTGACAAGATCCTCATAAGTTCTGATGTCTACTGCTAGTCCTCCCTCTTTTTGTTCTACCTTTCTAAGCGTGGACCACCATTCCAATAGTACATCATCTACCTCTTCAGGCAATGTAGGGTTTATTGTCTTTGCATATATTATAAACTTTGTAATCATATCTGTGTCCATCTCAGGTTTTATCTCTCCTCGTCTTACCTTCATTATATGTTTTGCTATTAACAGGTCTTCTCCTTTTTCTGGAGTATCTCTTACCAAGAAGATCAATCCGAATCTTGACATGATTGATTCAGGCAATGTAACGTTCTCATTGATAGACAAGTCTGGGTTCCATCTGCTTTTCTTTGGGTTTCCTGCTGCTATGATTGCTACTTTGACCTCCCATGTTATGTCGATACCTATCTTACGTAGACTGAATTTCTGTGATTCCATTATCTCGTGACAATATGTTCTGTCAGAGTCATTCATTTTTTCAATCTCATCAAGTGCTGCTATACCACCGTTGCATAGTGTTACGGATCCAGGCTTTGCTATACGAGTTCCGTCACTAAGGTTGTCTACACCTCCGAATAACCCTGCTCCACTAGCGGATTTACCTGATACATAGTCTGACTTTGGTACAATGTTCGTAACGAACTTTAGTAGTTGTGTCTTGGCTACACCTGGATCTCCTAGCAGTAATGTGTTTATGTCTCCTCTTACTGTATCTGTCTCTACTCCACCTAGACAAGTTAGCAGTAATGCCTCCTTGATGTCTATCATGTTGTAGATATGAGGTGCAAATGATGATATAAGTTTGGTCTTGTCAAGTGCCTTAAAGTATGCTATCTCCTCTTCTGTAGGTACGATAGGCTTGTCGTCTGTCTTTGCAAACTTCATTACGTCAAAGTGTCTGTGGTATGTTAGGTCCTTTTCGTTCTTCTTTCTTGATCTAAGCGTACCTCTCATGTTTAGTTTTACACCTGGATTAAGGTTATTGATGTCGTCTCCGTATAGGAATCCTGTTAGATGTACAGGGTTTGTTACGCCTTGCTCTGTTAGCAGTACCTTTCTTAGCTGGCCTTTGTCATTTTGATGTATGTACATTGGTATGTTGCATTGTTTACAGAAACATTTTGTTGGCATATTTCTCCAGTCTGGAAAGTCCTCAAGATATGTAAACTGTCTTTCATAGGTACAGTTACTACATTTGAATACTAGGAATCTTGTAAAGTGTTCAATGTCTGATGCTCCTGCCACTATTGTTTGTAACAGTATGTCACTCTTGTTCTCGTCTAATGGTCGAAGTTCTGCTAACTTCATTAGTCTTACTGGATCGTCTCCGTTCTCTATAACTTGCATATCTTTACATCAAACTCCTTAGTTATATATCTTTCTCTGTTGCACTTGCTATGTGGTTTTGAACGTGTAATGATTTTACAGCAAGGACATACTACATATTGCAATGGATAATAGACTTCGCATTTGGTGCATCTTCTATGGTTGTTATAAATTGGCCTTGATACTGTTTCTGACTTGTATCTGTTACAAATACCTATACATTGCTTAACCACGAGATAGTTATAATGTACTCTTATTTAAATGTTTAATGTTGTGTTTGTAATAGTCTAATATATGTTTTTCCATAATCTTTCCCTCTGTAATTCTTCTTAGTCTGTCTTCAAAAACAAATGCTTCAATGTTGTCCAACTATCTTATTCAACTCCTGAGCAAGATGTCCTTCTATTGTTTCTCCGAACTCTTTAATATCGGCAATATTGAGGACAATAAGTTTGATGCCTGCTCCTCGAAAGAGGATATTTCGTTCGATAGTTTTTTGTACTTTTCTATCGTGGACTGCACCGTCAAGCTCAATGATAATAATTCCGAATTGGTCAGAGATACACAAGAGGTCTGGGTTTTTCCACTTAAATCGTTCGAGCTCTTTTCTACCAACTGATTCACTAATTCTGCACAAGTTTCCATATTCTTTATCAAATCCGACATACCATTCCCTCTTGAAATCTAATCCAAACTCCTCCCTAATAAACCTTTTTAGTGCTACTAGTATTGTTGTATCATTTGCTCCTTTCTGTAGATTCTTTTGTCCGTATGCAATACCTGATAATTTCTTGGCCATTACAGTTCGTTACGAACTTATACTATTTAACCGTTTTGGTGTAACTCGTTAATTTGTGTTACGAATAAATCCCCTGCTGATAGGGTAAATGCTGTAAATGTAACTCTTGCGTGAAGTGAGTTAGCGTTTGATACGTGCCAGTTAATACCTGATTCTGTGATGACTACTCCTGCTGCTGATACTTTTGAGTCATCCCATAACATTCCATACTTTGCTGTCTGTGATGCTACTTTTCTTTGTCCTGCTGAAGCGTATGCTAGTCTAGCGTATGATCCTCCTGTGTCTTCTGTCTCAAGATCTGTATCTGATTCTGATGCTGCTGTAGTTCCTGTACCAATAGAGTTATGTGTTAGTGTTGTAGAGACTTCTCCTGTATCTCTTTTTGCTGATTCTGTTAATCCGATTAATGTCAATACATTGTCTACGTTCTCAAAGTAAGTAGGTCTTGCTGTAGTGTGTTTGTCATTTACCAAGTCGTTTGCTATCTCTAACTGTAGTTTCTCTATTTGGTCTATGATATGAGTTCCCTTTAGTTGTACCTCATTTTCTTTCCATCCTGATACAGTCCATACATCGTGTTTGGTTGCTATGTGTTCCGTACCTGGTGCATAAGATACTGATACAGGACTTGGACTGATACCTTGTGATAGGCTTATAGAATCATAAAGTTTATTGGCTAGATCGTGCATTGCTCTTTCCTGCCTTGTCTTTAAAGTTGTTAAAATCTATGTTTGTGAATCCTTGTACTTTAGCTTCAAATTCATCTGCATCCCATACAGGAACATTGAATTCTTGGAATTGATTATTATCAGATTCTACTACGAATTTGGTAAAGAATGAATCTGCTGTATCGATTCTGTCTACCTTAAACATAAGGTTTCTCCACATTGGCAATTCATAGGAAGTATTCTCTCACTTCTGTGTGATCCTGAATTACCGCATGATTCGCACTTGTAATGTTTTAAAATAATCCAGTTTGCACATTCTGTACAATATCTATTGCCATTGTCTGGATTGTGATTGCCCTCATATTCGTACTCGCTTAACTTGGCTACGTTACATCTGTCACAGAGATAGTAATCCCCTTGATTGATACCCTCCCAGTATTCCATTAGTCTGTTCCTAATGCTGAGATGTTAGAATCTGTATCATAAGAACCTGCTTGATCATTAAAAGAGTTTATATTATCTATTTGTGATGTTCCTGTTACCCATTTGCCTACAGTCTCATCTCTAGTAGGTGCATTTGCTGCACCTGCTGTTGAACGTCTTACATCATATGTAATAGCTAATGTTTCTTCTCCAGAAATTGAAGCAATATAAGATATTGTAAGTTCATCATCTGCTACTGCTCCACTTGAAGCGTGTATTCTGTCCGTACTTGTAAATGTAGCATCTGCTGCTCCATTAGTTGATCTACGATAAGCATATCCTGTAGAAGATACAGAACCGTCTCCTACT